CGCGCTCGCCGCCACCTTCCGTTTCATCGGGTGGTTGGCGCGCGGTCCTGCCAGGATGGTAGGGAATTTCTTGTTGGCTGTCCAGGTGCCCATCGAACGGCGCAGCGTGCCGCGCTCCACCATCACCTCGCTGCCGCGCCGGCGGACGTAGATGGTGCGCTTCGCGTCCTTCACCATGGACTGCGCACGGCGCACGTAGATCATGGCGATTTTGCGGTAGGACTTCTGCACCTGCGCCTTGTTCAGCTCGCCGAACTCTACCGCCTTGGCGATGCGCGCCTCGATGTTAGCCAGGCCGTCGATGCGTGCGGTAAACATCACTCGCGGATGGTGCAGGTGAGGCGCAGACCGTCGTTCCGCCCAATCTCCTGGACGGTCTCGATGTTGTACAGCTTGCTGTTGTAGCTCACCCGGTCCTTCGGGCTGACGTCCGCCACCGTCGTGCTGTAGCGGATGAGGAAGTGGACCGGCTGCTTGCTCAGCACCTGCGCGCTCTGTATGCTTTCCGTGCCGCTGCCTTCGCGGTACACCACGTCCGCCCATACCGTCGCCAGCGTGCCCCAGGCGTTGACCCGTTCGCCGTAGGTGTTGGTGGTGGTGGTGGTCCGCTCGATGGTGATGCGGCTGTCCATACGCCCGAACTTCATGACAGGACGCGGTAGGGGTTGACCAGTGCTTCAATGCCCATCTTTAGGCGGGTCGTGATGGTGCCCTGCACCTCCTCCGCGCGGGACTCGTACAGGTGGCCGACCAGCAGGCGCACCGCTTGGATGAGGGGCGTGGGGATGGACGCCTCAGGGTAGCCGATAGTCATGTTCACCTGCACCCGGTTGAGGGCGTAGTCGTACAGGTCGGGCGGGCTGACGAAGCGGATGCGGGCCGGCTTGCTCACGAGGTCGGTGTAGTAGTACGTAGCTCCGAGAGTCAGCGTGGTTTGGCTGGTCGACGTGTAAGTGATGGAGCTGATGCTCTGCACCGGTCCTACCGGGATAGCCACCGGGTGCCAGCTGTCCATGTAGCCCACCGCTGTCACGTCGCCAAGGCGGGTGTCTGTGATGCTTTCCACGTAACTAATGGCCACCTGGCGGAGGGCGGTTATGTACGTGTCCTCGTCGCTGTGATCTACGCGCAGGAATGCCTTGAGAGCTGCCACCGTCACGATGTCGTCGAGCGCTGGCGAGCTGGTGATGTTGATGGTCATCATGGCCCGAAAGTACGAAAGCCCGGGGGAGTGCCCCGGGCCTTCGCCTATGCTGTCAGGTCGTGATTAAGATACGACGACGTCGTTGCACTTCGCGAGGGCGTTAGCCTGGCGAACGTCGAAATCGAAGAAGCGGTTGACGTGCAGAACAATCTGCGCAGTGCCTGCAGCTCTGTACGGGTCAACCAGCAGGTCGATGCCTCCGAAGTAGGCGAGGATAGCGCCCTGCTGGAAGTTACCGAAAAGAAGCTGTCCGGTCGTAGCGTCTACGTTCGTGAGGTACGGCGTAGCGATAGCGCGGTAACCGTTGAAGGTGTTGCTGGCGAGGTCGTACAAAGCAGAGACCGACGAAACCTGCGCCGCATTCTTTGCGAGCTGGTAAGCGTACGGGCTCATAACGTAGAAGCAGTTGGAAAGGTCGGCTCCGTCAGCGAGGACGGCAGCTTCCATCGCCACAGCGAGGGCCGCGTTCATCACCGTGTTGGTAGCTCCAGCCGTGGTCAAGTCGTTCATCGTAGCACCGTCGAGCGTGTCGAAGGCGTAGGTGTCGATGTACTTGTTCATGGCTGCGTTCAGTTCCTGCGCGATGACCAGGTCCACCGCTGCGCCGCCTTGGAGGAGGAGCTGCTTGGAATAGGTCGTCTTTGCGGCTGCGCGGTTTGGGCTCAGGGTAAGCTCATCCATCTCCATGCCGGACGCGTTGGTAGCTCCGATTTCGGTTTCGGTTGCTGCAGTCGGTGCGACAGATACGCGGGGGAACTTCAGGTTGCCCGTGGCTCCGTTGATGACAGTCGTGCCCAAACGCTCAATGACAGACGGAGCGATGAGCGATCCGATAGCGCCTGGGACTGTCGTAGCTACAAAGCCGGAACCATCGCCGCTGCCTGCCTCAAATGCGTCCGCAGCACCTGCGCGGTAGAGCGCCTTCATCGGGATGGCAACCTGGCCGACAGCCTGCAAGCCCTGGGCCCGCATCTCACGCTGTGCCTCCTGTGCCCATTCTGCTTCAATACCTTCCAACGACCGGCCGTTGGCTGCGGTCAAGACGGCACGCGACAGGCTGAACTTGCCGTTGAGCTTCTCAATTTCGCGCTCTTCGCCACGGCTCACTGCCTCACCACCCACCATGCGGGCGACCATCTTTTCGTGGTCGGCGCGGTGCTTGATGCGCTTGTCCAATGATGCAACCTCGGCAACCAACCACTCGGCCCGCTGTTCTTCAGCTTCGGTGATTTGGCGGCCTTCTTTGTCTGGGTTCTCCACGAGGGCAACGTGCTCCTCGTAGTACTTGGCGCGAAGCGCCTTCAGTTCGTTCAAGTTCATGGTTGTAGTATTAACTGGTGCGAATGTAGCACGTTCAGAATTTACGGGTGTTTCGGGCATCACGTCCTCCTCCTCCTCGACGGCCTTGGCCATCTCAATCTTGACCTTGATGTCGTCGATGGCTTCGAGGATGTCGTCGAGCAGCTCCTCGTCCTCCGCATCGATGGAGCGCTCCTCCTGCTGCGCCTTCATGCGAGCGGCCACCGTCGTCGTCGGGTAGGCCGGGTAAGTCACCGGGCTGACGTCGAGCAGGCTGCCCATCCGCTTGATGGTGCGCAGGTTCTGCTTGCGGTCCCACTCCTCGTCCTCGATGGTGAAGGCAAAGCTGGACTGCGAGATGTCGCCGCGCTTGATGAGCTTGTACAGGTCGCGGCCCTCGGTGGTGTCCGCCAGGCGTGCGGTGTAGCGCAGGCCGTTGTCGTCCACCTCGAGGTCGAGGGTGCCGTTGGTGGTGCGCGCCAGCGGGACGCCGGCGTGGTTGATGAGCAGCCGGACGTCGTCCTCCATCACCCCGTCGAACGCTCCGCGAGCGATGCGCTCGTTGAAGTAGCCGAGGTCGGTGACGTCGTCAAACATGGCAGCGTAGCCGCTGATGGTCAGGGTGTCGTCGGAGGCCGCACGGACCTCGCTGACGCGCAGCTCGACCGCATCACCGTACTGGCTGCGGACCTCCTGCTCAAATGCTTCCTGCGTTTTCATTTGCTATTTTTTGCGAATATGCGCCGAACTGGTCGAGGGCGATTTGGTTAACCTGGACGGTGTGGATGTCGCCGCCTGGCACCGGGTTCAAGTCCTCCTTGCTCCGCGCCTCGTTGATGCTGATGACGCCGGCCTGCAACATCTGCTGGTAGAAGTTGGCGCGGGCCGCCATGTCGCCGCGGTACAGGTCGTTCAGGGCGAACTTGGAATAGATGCGCGGACGGTCGAACGACGGGATGAGCTTGCGGTCAATCTCCTGCTCGATGCGGTTGGCCCAAGGCGTTACCGTGTGCTTCGCAAATTGGAGGTTCTGCTGCTCCACGTTGTTGAACGTCGTCTGCGAGGGCAGCTGCACCAGGCTCGGCGGCACGCTGAAGATGCGGCAGATTTCCTCCGCCTGGAACTTACGCGTTTCGATGAACTGCGCCTCGTCCGGCGAGATGCTGATGCGGTTGTACTTGAAGCCAAACGGCAGGAGCTTTGTGCCGGCCTGGGTCTGCGCCTTGTTCCAGCTTTCCTGGATGACGTCCATCTGCTCCTTCTTGAGGGGCTGGTCCGTCGACAGGATGCCGGTCATCTGTCCGCCACTGCCGAAATATTCCGCCCCGAAATCCTGCGCGGACTTTGCCAGCCCCAAGTTTTCCCGGTGCAGGCGGATGGGAGACATGCGGAACAGGTTGCAGATCTCGAGCATGTTCTCCGTGCGAACCACGCCGTAGTCGCGGACCACATACACCGGCTCGTTGTTGACCACCTTCGCCTCGACGTCGTAGTAGTCGACGATGGTCATGCTGCTGGCGTAACCACGGCTGTCGCGCTCGATCATGGCATAGCCCATGCCGTACAGGCAGGCCTGCGCCACGATGGTCTCCCAGAACTCGTAGGCTGTCTGCCGGCTGTTCGGCTCGTACTTGATGAGGTCGTGAGCAGGGTGCGCGTTGGCTACGTCTACCGAAGCGCCGTCCCGGACGTAGACGTCGAGGCCCAAGCTGCTGATGGTGCTTGCAATCTTGTAGACGCAAGCGTAAACGGTAGAGATAGCTAACGAGCTCTGCTCGCTGACGTTGGCGCCGCTCCGGGTCATAGCCCAAACGCCCAGCTCCTGCGCGATGGTGGCGCTGTCAAATTTGCCGATGCGGGCCCGCTTCTGCAGCCCCAGACGTTCCCAGATGGTAGCCATGTGCGCCAAAGGTAATCAGAGTGAAATAACGCCCAGGAACTCGTCAAAGCTGCCGCTCGTACGCTCGTGCACGTACTCGTTCATGGCAATGATGGAGGCGATGACGCCGTCTACTTTCTTGCTCTCTTTGTAGCTCTCCTTCACCACCCGCTTGTTTTCGTTTACGTCCATGTACACCACCGCGCAGCCCATCTGCCAGCGGAGCACCTCGTTGCCGCCGTGGACGATGTTGCCGGAAAGCATCTGCATCTCGAACTCTTTCGTCGGGCCGTTCATGGTGGTGATGTTCTGCGCCATCGGGTGCATGACGATGTCCTCCGCCACCAGCTCGCTCACGATGTAGGTGCTGAATCGTGGATCGTAGCCTATGCTGCGCAGGTCGTACTTGGCCGCCGCCTGCACGATGTGCTCCTTGATGTAGCGGTAGTCGGTGCGGTTGCCAGGGATGACGGTGATGTGCCCCTCCTCAGCCCAGCGCAGGTAGTCGATGCCGGCGTTGAGCTTCTTGCTTTCTGCCTTCTCGCTGTTGACAAACTGGTGGACCTTCAGGTAGAAGCAGTCCGCCTCCTCGTCCCGGAACAGGAGGGCGAAGGCGGTGAGGTCTTGTGTGCTTGCGAGGTCGAGGCCACCGTAGCAGGGCAGCCCGAGCAGCACGTCGTCCGCCGGCAGCGGGTCGGCGCCGCGCATGAAGATGTCGTCCGGGATCCACGCCTGCTCCGCGCTGGTCCAAATGTTGAGGTTGAGGCGCAGGAACGTGTTGAGGTAGCTGGGCACATTCTTGGCCTTCTGCACCTCCTGCTCGAAATACTCCGGCCGGCAGATGCTGCCGTAGCCTGGGTTTGCCTTCTTCCAGGTCTCCTCCAGGCTCCAGTCGTCCTCCGCATCGGCAGCGTACAGCACCGGCAGGAACGTCTCATCCTTTACGCTGCCCTCCTTCACCTGGCGTGCGTACTCGTGCACTTCCCAGCAGATGCTGTTCCGGTCGTGGCCGGCGGTGGTCAGCGCCATGATGAGCGGCTGGGTACGGGCGCCGGTGGAAGTGACCAGGACGTCGAACAGGTCGCGGTTGGGTTGGGTGTGCAGCTCGTCGAAGATGACCGCGTGACAGTTGAACCCGTGTTTGGTGGAGGCCTCCGCGCTGATGGACTTGTAGAAGCTGGACTTATACTGGATCTGATTCCGGTAGACCTTGCCGCGCTTGCGCAGCTCGGCGTTGTTGTAGACCATCTCCTGCGCCACGCTGAACACGATGTTCGCCTGCTGTCGGTCGCCTGCCGCGCTGATTATTTCCGCGCCTGGCTCACCGTCGCTGAACAGCATGTACAGTGCTATGGCTGCCGATAGGTTGGATTTCCCATTCTTCCGCGGGATCTCCACGTAGCAGGTGCGGTACTTGCGCCGGCCGTCGGCACGCTTCCACCCGAACAGAGGACGGATGACGTCGTCCTTCTGCCATGGCTCCAGCAGGAACGGCTTCCCGCCCAGCTCGCCCTTGACGTGGGTGCAGAAGGTCTCGATAAAGTTGACGGCCCGGTCCGCGCTTACCTCGTCGAAGTAGTAGGTGGTATCAGCCAAAATACTGTTCCGTGCTTTCGGCCGTCTCCTCGGCGCTCTTCACCTTGTGCTCGATGCGTGCGATGAGCGCCTGCTTGCGGAGGCGGGCCTCCTTCAGCTGGTTCCACTCCGGGCGCATCTTGCTCAGCAGGTCGCCGGCCGTGCCCACTACCTGGTAGCAGGTGCCGTGCTCGTTGCAGTAATCCTGCAAGGTTTCCTCCTCAATCTCCACGCACGCCAAGGTCCAGATGAGGGACTGGATGCCTGGCGTCAGGTCGGTGCTGGTAGCGTATTCCGCTAACCTGCGTGCATACCGTGCTTCTTGTGGTCCGTTCATGCCGGCGAAGGTCGGGCATCCGGGCCAAAAAAAAAGTCCCAAGTGCCGTACGAAACAAACTGTA